ATAATGAATCTACATTTACAAATAATGTTGAAAAATACAAATTACTTATAACAATTCAAAAAGTAAAAAAGGAATTTAGGAATGAAAAACTAATCATTTTCTTTATATTAAATTCAATGTTTTTTCGTTCTGAATCCGATTTAGAAAATATATTATGTATGTAAAATGGATGATTATTCAATAAGTAGTCTTACAGAATCAAAAAACGAGTGGTGTGCACGATTAGTTAGTATATTAAATACTGCGATTATTCAAGGAGTTAAATCAATATATAACGAATCAATGAAATTATGTCTTGAAAATAACGAAGAAAACAAATATTTAATGACATTTCAGAACTTACTTAGTCAAATTCCTCAATGGAATTCAAATACTATAGAACAAGAGAGAAAACGAATTGAACAAACTAGTGGCTGTACTTATTTAGAAGATTTAATTACATGTGTACATATTATTCAATTAAAAGCATTAACATGCATTAGAGTTGGACAAAAACAAAAAAAAATAGATATAGATATTCCATCGCTTGATAAATTTATACATCAAGCATATGTTAATACTGCTAGAAAATTATATACTAATATTTACCTTTTTGAAAAAGATATATATCCATTACAAATACAAAAAAATAATAGAGAATTAGAAATTCTTATAAAAGAAGCAATTTTAATTACTATTAGAGAGAATGTTCCGGTTGAACATATTTTACGAGTTTATATGGAAGAAACCGAAGAAACCGAAGTAGAACATATTAAAAATACTAAATCGGAGTCTGAAAATGATACTACTGATATATCTAATAATAAATTAGCAACAGATGACAAAACAGATGATAAAACCGATGATAAAACCGATGCTAAAACAGATGCTAAAACAGATGACAAAACCAATGCTAAAACAGATGACAAAACCGATATAGAAAAAAATACATTATCTGTAGATAATAAGTTAGATATATTAGCTGATAAAATCTCTAATAATGATACCAAAATGTCTATTGATTTCTCTAATACAGATAGCATACTAGAACCAACAGGTCATCAACATAATGTTGAAGCTCCAAAAGATATAGAAACTTTAGAAAAAATAGCGGCTGTAAATAATAAAAAACGCGCCGAAGAAGATAATGACGATAATGACGATAATGACGATAATGACGATAATGAGAAACTTAAAATTGGTGATGATATACAAATACATATGGATACTATAAATATATCTACACCAATTGAATTAGATAATGATCCCATTTTAGATGGGATTGAGATTTTATAAAAAACCAGTACCCTTGGTAACCCATAAACTTGACTTTAGGAAATAGTATTTAATTTTTTAAAGTAAAATTTTAAACAAAAACATCATTCTAATTTTTTAAACAAAAACATCATTCTAATTTATTCAAAATTTATTCAAAATTTATTAAAAATTTATTAAAAATTTATTAAAAATTTATTAAAAATTTATACGTTTAATTAATATAGGTAATTTATTTATATTAATTAAATGGAGAATATTTATTTAACTGGATTAGTTATATCTTTTATATTTTTTATTGCGAAATTTTTTGAAATGAGATTCATTACAAAGGAAAATAAATCTTTAAAAACTACTATTATTGATACAATTATTATATATTTTAGTGTTATTATTGGATATTTTGTTATTAATCAATTTAATTTAAAAACCAGCACTTTAACTGAAGCTCCAGTTTTTATTGATAAACCGGGATTTTAAAGGGACGGAGTCCCTTTATGGGATACCCCTTCAACCCAGAATTAGGGTTTAATAATTCTTGTTTTCTTGGTTTTCTTGGTTTTCTTGGTTTTCTTGGTTTTCTTGGTTTTCTTGGTTTTCTTGGTTTTCTTGGGTTTCTTGGTTTTCTTGGGTTTTTTGTTTTTTTTTATAAAATTTATTAACTAACTTTATAAACAGTTGTGTAAAAACCGTGAATAATATAGCATCAAATACAATAAATATTCTAGGAAAACTTTTTTGCCGTTCTACTAGATTAAAAATTAATAAAAACATAAAAAATTGCAATATATAATGTTGAAATAATTTTAAAAATTCGTGAGGCAACGCAGTTACTGTATATCCTGCAAATATACTAGAAATAATTAATACAATATACGTATTAATATTATGTGTTGGATATTTTTTATCATATTTTTTACTAATTTGAAATATTGATAATATATAAGCATAAATAAAATTAACCAATTTCATTATATATAATATTATTATTAAGTATCAATAAATTATAAAAATTATAAAGATTCTAAAGTATCAATATTCCATATTTTAGATCCTTTTTTTATTTCTTTTTTGGGAACTACATATTTATTAAAATATTTATTATTAAGTTCATCTTTTGGTAAATGATTATGTACTTTACGCGCTATCATTTTATATAATTTAAAATCTGGATATCTCTCTTCCCCATTATTTTTATATAGAATACTTCTTCCAGTATCATCATCACACCACCCCATTATTATTTTGTATATTGGCGAATGTATATCTTCTAACGTATCATATTTTTCTGTAATAAAATCATATATTGAACAACCTAATCTGCACAAATCAAAACTTAAATTTGGTTCTATACTAGGTTTATTTTTATTATAATACGGTTCACAATTATATTGTGATGATGCATCACCATCTATATGGAAACTATCACTACATATTCTTTTATTTTTATATTCATAAATTGCTCTACCGAAATCTATTATTTTAAATATTTTTCCAAATGTTTTTATTTTATAATGTTTGTTATTTATTTTATAATATAAATATTTTTTTTCTGTTTCAACATACATTATATTATTTGTATGAAGATCATTATGTGTTAAATTAAACATTTTTTGATACGTTATTAAAGTCATTAATATTTGCACTACTACACACCCCAATTCCTCCTGTGGCAATTTATTTTCAACAAATAAATAATCTAATGTATTAGTACAATTTTCTAATGCAATTATTTGTATTGGAAATTTATTAAGTGAAATCATTATACTTTCAATATCTGATGAATTATCACTATCACTATCATCACTATCACTATCATCACTATCATCACTATCATTACTATTATTACTATCATTACTATTATTACTATCATTATCGTTACTATCATTACTATCACATGTATTAGATGACCTAGATGAAAAATCAGAGTTTGTTGAATTTGTTCTACTATGTATCTTACTAGAAGACATATTTATCTCATCAGATTCAATTGGTGTATTGTCAACAATACCTATATTTTCATTTTCTGTACTGTTTGATATACATAGTGATTTCATAGAATCAAGTGAAACAATATCATTTAACTCTAAAATCTCGTTATCTTCAATATTATTACCTAAATTTAATGGTTTTTTATTACATCGCGAATCGTCATTAAATAAATCTTCATGATCAGAATTTACAAAACAAAATAACTTATTTGTATTTTTATGAAAATAATCATTATCTGCTAACATATCAATATCATCACCTATATCAATATGTAAATCTGTTTTATATCCTAAATATGATCCATAAAAATCTACTCCATGAAAAAAATCTAATCTATTATATAATTGACTTGTAAGATATGTAAAAAAACTATCAACATAAGATGAATTATTTTTATCTCTTATTTTATAATAACTGGAATCAGTATTTAATTTAGGAAGATTTAATAAATTATTATCACTTAGATCATATTGACCAGCCATATATTTACATGGATCTAATAATGGACATAATTTAAAAAATATTGGTTTTTCTATAATATTGTTATCTTCATCTTGAATTCTTCCTAAAAATATATTTTCTGTTTTTTTTTTAATTAATGAATGTAAATTATTTTCACTATTTAAATTAATTGAATCAAAATTTTTTTCAGTTAATGTAAAAAAATTATCATATATAGGTACATAATTTTGACAATCATTCATATTTAATAATTTATTATTTTCAAAATCATTAAAAAGTTCGGTATTATTTATTTTTTTATAAGATATATCCATTGTCTAAATATTAGACAATATATTATTGATTTTAACTAATTTTTCTTAATTAGTTTTCTTAATTAGTTTTCTTAATTAGTTTTCTTAATTAGTTTTCTTAATTAGTTTTCTTAATTAGTTTTCTTAATTAGTTTTCTTAATTAGTTTTCTTAATTATTTTTAGCGTTATTAATGATTTTTTTATTTTCTTAAAGATTATTAAATGACTTTACAATTAAAAAAATTTGATATGAAAGGTATTACATTTAAACCGGATCAAAATACCGGCCCTGTAATTGTAATGATTGGTCGCCGTGATACAGGTAAAAGTTATTTAGTAAGAGATCTATTATATTATCATCAAGATATTCCAATTGGAACCGTCATCTCTGGTACAGAAGCTGGTAATGGGTTTTATAGTCATCATGTTCCTAAATTATTTATTCATGATGAATATAATAGCGCTATTATTGAAAATATATTAAAACGTCAGCGAACAGTTCTAAAACAAGTGAAACGAGAATTAGAATCGTATAAAAAAACTAATATAGATCCACGAGCATTTGTTATTTTAGATGATTGCCTTTTTGATGATAAATGGACTAGAGATAAAATGATGCGTCTATTATTTATGAATGGGCGTCATTGGAAAATCATGCTAATCATAACTATGCAATATCCTTTAGGTATCCCACCAGTTCTAAGAACGAACATAGATTATGTTTTTATTTTGAGAGAACCATATATTGCAAATCGCAGACGTATATACGAGAATTATGCTGGTATGTTTCCAACATTTGAGTCATTTTGTCAGGTTATGGATCAATGTACCGAAAATTATGAATGTCTCGTCATAAATAATAATGTCAAATCTAATAAACTTCAAGAGCAAATATTTTGGTATAAAGCTGACGGGCATAAAGATTTTAAGTTAGGATCTAAAGAATTTTGGGAAATATCTAAAGATTTGAATTCCGACGATGAAGATGATTTATATGATCCAAACGCTCGCGGACAAGGTAATAAAAAAGGACCTAAAATAAATGTCAGGAAAAACCGATGGTAAAATAATATTTTTAACATTGAAAAAATTATTATAAATAAAAATTGATTTTAAATACAACTAAAAATATAACTATAACTAATATGCCATCTATTGAAAATAAATTAGAACAAACGGTAAACGATATGGCATCTATAGAAATTACTAATGAGCCAATAACACAACAAATTAAATTACAACAAATTATAAATCATGATTGCATAGAAAAAATGCAAGCAATGAAACCTGATAGTGTTGATATTATTATTTGCGATCCTCCATATAATATTGGAAAAGACTTTGGAAATAATAGTGACAAACAAGACATGGACGAATATTTAATTTGGTGTGATAAATGGATTGCTGAATGTATTCGTATTCTAAAACCAAAGGGAACTCTTTATATTTATGGTTTTAGTGAAATATTATCATTTATTAGAGTAAGAATACATATAAATGTTAGATGGATTATTTGGCACTATACAAATAAGGTAACCCCATCTCTCAATTACTGGCAACGAACACATGAAAGTATATTATGCTGTAGTAAAGAAAAACCTCATTTTAATCGTGATGACGTAAGAGAACCATATACAAATACGTTTTTGAAAAACTCAGCAGGAAAGGTTAGAAAAGCAACAAAAGGTAGATTTAGTAATGGCGAAACAGAAACAGTCTATAATGCTCATTCAAATGGTGCTCTTCCAAGAGATGTTATAAAAATATCGGCTCTTGCTGGAGGTGCTGGTAAAAAAGAAAGGGTTAATCATCCAACACAAAAACCATTACAACTATGTGAAAAATTAATTAAAGCATCTAAAAATGGCGATGATACATTATTAGTAGTTCCGTTTGCTGGTTCCGGAAGTGAATGTGTTGCTGCCAAAAAAGAAAATATTAATTTTATCGGGTTTGAAATAAATGAAGAATATGTAAAATTATGTAATGAACGATTAGAAAGTATGTAAATATGTCTTAAGATCGCGCTCACTATTAATTTTTATAAAATAATCAGTGAATTTTTTATCTTTTTTTTTAAAATCACTTCGCGAGAACCAGTACGCTTGCTGGGGTTGTGCTACGCCATCTAATTTCTTGCCTTGCCCAACAATAATACCTTCAATAATTAGATTTTCTACAATATTTCGTGATGCAATATAAAACTTAATCTCATTAAAATCTAGTCCACAAAGAAGTAAATAATCCCATTCATGCTTCATTTCAATATGCTGCCATTTCCAATCACCACCATTCGCATGATATCTTGCCGATTTTTGTTCAATCTTTTTATTACACTTAATATGGTCATGTCCTGATTCGGTTCTTATTTTAAGATTAAAATATTCTTTTGCAAGCCGTTCCATATATTTTTCACCAAACGTTTTACCTTGCAAGTTAACATATTGCAAAATTTCTTTTGATGAATTATTATCCTTATAATAATCCATCTGTGTTAGTGGAATATCAAATTCAATATGGCATGGTAGTTTTAACAATTTAAGAGAACTTAACCCCTGAGTTTTTTGTGTCAACCATCTCCTACAGATCGCTTGACACTTAATAATCTTAGAAAGATTATCTAATTTATTATAATCAACTGTTTGTTTGTAGAATGTATTCATTGTTTGATTTTTCTTTGATTTTTGTTCTTTGATTTTTGTTCTTTGTTGTTTATTGTTTGTTGTTTTGTTGTTGTTTTGTTGTTTGTTGTTGTTTGTTGTTGTTTGTTGTTGTTTTGTTGTTGTATATTCAAATGCTTTTTTCAAATCAATTTTATTTTCAAATCATAACACAAAAATATACTCACATCAAAAACAAAATAAAATACAATAAAATACAACAAAACAAAATAAAATAAAATAAAACAAAATAAAACAATATTTTTAAAATTGATATAAATAATGAATTTAAGGAAATCGCCATTAATTATAATATTATTATTTAAATGAGTTATAATATTATTAATCCACAATCTGCATCAGAAGACGTTTGTTCAATCTGTTTGGATAATTTGAATAATGAACAAATATATAAATTACCTGAATGCGGCCATCAATTTCATACGAATTGTATATTTCATTGGTTACGGTGCGGACATAATAAATGTCCGTACTGTAACAATACCGGGTTAACGAATTCTGTAACAGACGACACATATGGTTCTTCATATTCTTATTATAACGAAGATCAATACAATGTGCTAAGACGTTTCTCGCGAAATAAAAATGCCCCATCAGAATTAAAAATTTTAGTTCAACAATTGAAAAAACTTGAACTAAAATTACAATTATTTATTAAACAGCTTAAAGAAATTAACCATAAAAAAGGGGTTTTTAAAGAGTTACATATATTATACAATAAAAAACAAACTAATATATATCAAACAAGAACACGTATTAGACGATTGAAAAAAACTATTTGTCAAAGTACGAATATAACACCATTAATTCTAATTAAAAAAAAAATAATATAACTAATTTGTTAGTATTTTGTTACTATTTTGATCGTTTTTTTGTTTGTTTTGTTTTTTTGATTTTGTTTGTTTTTGTTTTTTTGTTGTTGTTTTTTTGTTTTTTTTTGTTGTTGTTGTTCTTGTTTGTTTTTTTGTTTGTTTTTTTCCTTCTCGTGGTATTTGGGTAGATCCACCTCGGGATCGGCGGGTTATTTTATTGGCGTTGAGAGCGCCTCTTAAACGGTTGCGTTTGGGTGGGCTTTGGCTTTGGCGGCGTTTTGAGTTTTTCTTTGCTAAGGCTAAGGCCGCATTTAAGGTTTTTTTTGCGGTCTCGGCTTTGTCTATGGCGTTTTTTGCTGCGGCGTCGGCTGCGTCTTTTTTGTCTTCGGGTGCATTAAGTGCATTTTTCTTTGCGATGGCGGCGTAGCGTTTTAAATTCATCGCATTCTCACGGGCAAGGTTGCGCTTGGCTGTGTCTGTGTCATCTTGTTGTTTTTGTTTTTGTTTTTGTTTTTCTATGACATTTAAATCAAGTATTGGTACTACTTGGGGGGGTAACAGGTCGGCTGCGTTGGGGGTTGCGGCTTTGTCGGCTGCGGCGGTGGCTTGGATTGATTGTTGTTGTTGTTGTTTTTGTTGTTGAGCGAGAGGGATATTTATGGTTGTGGGTAGTTGTTGTTGTTGTTG